AGCTATGTTGGTTACTGCATCACAAACTTCAGGTACAATTGGCGGTGCTGCGGTACAAGCTGACGGTACAGAAGTTAACAATGACGTAATCGATTCAGGTGCTACACCTAAAGCTCGTGGCGATGCATTAATCGAAGCTGTATTCCAAGCTGTTGCTTCTATGGAAGCTAAAGATGTTGCTGGTGAAAAATACTTAGTGGTTACACCATTAATCTATTCTTACCTAGCTCAATCAGATGCTGTAAACAAAGATATTACTTCAGGTGATAACGGCGGCATCAACAAAGGTACAGTAATGGAAGTTGCTGGTATCCGTATCTACAAATCAAACTACTTACCAGTAGATTCAGCTGTAGACGTTGGCGGTACTAACAAAAAACTTAAAGCAATCATCTTCACATCAGAAGCTGTTGCAGTTGCTAAATTGATGGACGTTACTTCAGAAGTAAACTACATCCCTGAGCAATTGGCTACTTTGATGACTACATACTACTCATACGGTTTAGGTGTTCTTAAACCAGCATGTTCATGTGTAATCACTGGTGGTACAATCGTTTAAGTAACTCTTAGTTAAAGATGCCTCCCTTCGGGGAGGTACTCTTTATCTCTATATTTGTGATTATTAGAGAGTGCTAGAGTAATCATAAATATATAGACAAGGAAAAATTATGACAGAAATTGATGCAATCAATAGAATGTTACGCTACATTGGCGAGCTCCCGATTCCTACAGGTGTGACTATTGATAGTTTACCTGAAGGACATGAAGCGGTATTAGCACGTGTAATTCTAGCTGAAACACTACGCGAAGAACAAGAAAATAAACTATGGTTTAATAAATTTGAAGTAACATATGTGCCTGACGTAGACGGCTACATTACATTACCTGATAACTTAATTGAGTTTGAGAATGTAGACTACTTTAAAGAAGGCAATAACTTATATCAACGGGATACATCATCAGGTATCTTTACAGACCCTATTACACTTACAGTACGTCTTGAAGTTACTTTTGATAACATCCCTGACATCTTTAGAACATACATCGTATTAGTAGCTTCGAAGCACTTACATGTTTACCTAAACGGTGACGACACAACACAAAAAGAATTAGAGACAAAAGTAGCTCTACAACAAATTAAAGTTGAACGTGAACACTTAAGACAATCTAAATTTAATTTAGTAAAAGGCACTCGTTTAATCGATAGAGCTGCTAACCCAACACCACTATAAGGAGGATTAAATGCCAAAGATACATAAAGTCTACCCTCCGTTTTACAATGGAGTTTCTCAGCAGAATCCTGAGTTGATACTAGATAACCAATGTAAAGAGATGGTAAACTGTATTCCTAGTGTTGTTGAAGGACTACTTAAAAGACCTCCTGTAAACCATCAAAAAACAATTACCTTTGCTGACCAACCTGAAATGGCTGATGGCAAAGTATTCCACACATATGACCGTGGAGAAAATAACGAAGAGTATATCTTTGTAGAGACAAGCAACTACGACAACCCAGTACAAATATTTAATCTTGATGGCGAGCCGATGGTTGTAGAGTTTGAGGCAGAACATGAAACTACAATTAAAGATTACTTAGCTAATAGTAACTTAAAAGCTCTAACAGTACAAGATAGAACTTGGATGTTCTCACGAGATGCTTTAATAGACATTGATACTACAAACACATTTCCTTTAAAAGAAGGTTATACAAAAGAAGCTTTCTATTGGTTAAAACGTGGTAGTGGTGATAGGTATAATCCTTACAACTATGCAGTTTATCTTAATGGTCAAATTATTCAGGTATCACCTAATAAACCTTCTATTCAAACGTATGACCCTGCTACTGGTTATGAGGATTCTGACTATGCAGCAACTCAACTAGCAGCTTTAATTAATGGTACTTCAATATCATCACAAACAACTTCTGCTTATTTAGCAGGGGGAGAAACTAAAACATTTAATGTAGATATCGGTAAAAATAAACAGTCGCCTACATATGCACTAAATTTACCCGGAGTAGCAGCATCAGGTTACTATTCAGCATCTGTATTGTCTAATAGTTATAATTCTACAACAGGCATTTATAGTATTACTATTTTAAATACTTCTTACGATAACGATGATTGGGGAGACCCTTTTGATATACCTATTTCATTTTCATTTACTATAACCTTTACCGCTGCTCCAACTAACTTTAAGGCAGAAGTAAAAGGCTCACTGCTTAAAATTACACGAGAAGATGGTGGTGATTTTGAGTTTAGTAGCTGGGACTCATGGGGCAACCAAGCATCTATTGGATGGAAAGGCTCTGTTAATAAGATTACAGATTTACCTAAAGATTTTCCTTTTGCTGATACCCATGTTAAAATTACAGGTGAAGAACAAACAACCTTTACTGATTACTTTGTAAAATGGAATGGCTCATCTTGGGAAGAAACATTAGACCCTGAAGAGAACCGAGGTGTTCTTACAAATATGCCTATCAAACTAGATAGGATTGCTATTGCAGCTGGTGTGGCTACTTTTAAATTTGATACAATTGACTGGTCACCTCCTCGCGTAGGTAATCTTGAGAATAACCCTAATCCTTCTTTTGCACCTAGCGAAACTGGATTAAAACGTGCAGTTCAAGATATGTTCTTTTATAAGAACCGCTTAGGGTTTGCTTCAGATGATAGTATTGTATTATCAGAGACTGCTAACTATACTAACTTTTATATCTCTTCAGTAGTTACTTCATTAGATACAGATGTTATTGATGTTACTGTGGCTACTAACCAAGCTAGTAAGATTCATTTTACTAAACCATTTAATAACTCATTGTATATCTTTACGAAGTATGCTCAGTATGAGTTGGTAAGTGAAAGAGCTTTTAGCCCTGACTCAGTATCTTTAGTAAACACATCTAACTATCCAATGGCGATTGATGTTGAACCTGTGGTTGTTAATGATAGCTTGTACTTTATCTCAACGACTAACAATAGACAACAACTACGACAGTATATCAAAACAGATAACTTAGATATTAAAGGTGTAGACTTAAATGTTAGTACCCCAACATATCTAGCTGACCCTATACGCACATTGATTGTGGATGGTGTATTAGGATATATTGTTTGTACAACGGATACTAATGAAGTATACTTATATAACTTTAAAGAAGATGGTACTACTCGTATTCAATCAGCATGGAGCAAATGGTCATTACTAAATGGCTTAGAGACAGCTGCTAACTCATTTGAATACTTTGGCTTATCTTCAAACTTATTAGTAATCTGTAAGACAGCTTCTGATTATCGTTATCATAAACTACAATTAGATTCTAATGTTGTAAATGATAAAGTAGATACTTCATCGGCTGATAATACTATTATAGATTCATATAATTATACATCAAGTGTACAGCTACCTGATTACTATCCAAAAATGACAGATATTAGGTCACCTAAGCATAAGCTACTTATTAAAAAAGTAACTATTGAAGGTGAAGGAGCTTTTGACGCAGAAGTATACCGTAAAGATTACGATACAACCTATACAAAATCACACAACTCTTCATTAAAAGATTTAGACTTAACTGTAGCATCTCGAGTAGGTAACGTAGATATTACAATTTTAGACTCATCTGTAAATGATTTTAAACTAACTTCAGTTATAGTCGAAGGTATGATGACAGTAACTTCTAGAGAAATGAAATAAGGAAAAACTATGGAAACTCCAGCAAGACATTCCTTTACGTTAGATGGTACAACCAAAGTTTTTCCTATACCTTCTAACTTAAAAGGTGATAACTATGTTCGGCTAGAGGTTGATGGTGTAATTATTAATGATAGGTCAAAGTATGACATTGTTAATAACTCAATTGTAATGAACAACGCAGCTGACGTGCCTTCGGGCAGTCAGTTGGACGTTCTTGTAGTACAATCTGAAGAAGCCATTGGTCAACTAGCAATTACAACAAATATTGATATTGTAGCTCAAAATATAGATGACATTAATTTGTTAGGTGCTATTGTTGCTGATATAACATTAACAGCAGATAACATTGTAGACATTCAGAATGCTGAAGAAAATGCAGCAGCTGCTTTAGCTTCTAAAAATGCAGCAGCAGCTTCTCAAGCAGCCGCAGCAACATCTGCAACTAACGCAGCTAACTCAGCAGCAGCATCAGCTACAAGTGCTAGTAACTCGGCAACAAGTGCAACAGCTTCAGCAGCAAGTGCTACAACAGCTACTACTCAAGCTTCAGCAGCAGCTACCTCAGCTACAAATGCTAGTAACTCAGCGACAGCAGCTGCTACAAGTGCAACTAATGCATCTAATAGTGCGAGTGCTGCAAGTACATCGGCTAGTGGCGCGGCAAGCTCTGCAACAGCTGCTAGTAATTCAGCATCAAATGCAAGTACATCGGCAACAGCGGCAGCTGGCTCAGCTACGTCTGCAAGTTCATCAGCTACAACAGCTACAACACAAGCTGGTATTGCAACGACTCAGGCAAGCAATGCAGCCTCCTCAGCGAGTTCTGCAAGTACTTCTGCTACCAATGCCTTAGCTAGCGAAAATAATGCGTCTACGAGCGCTACAGAGGCATCTACGAGTGCTTCTAATGCATCAACAAGTGCAGATCAAGCAGCAGCAAGTGCTGTTTTAGCCGCAGGATACACCCCTGATACTACTGGCAATGCTGGTAAATATTTAAGCACAGACGGCACAATTACTTTATGGGCTGATGTTGCTGCTGTTGATGCTCTTCCTGACCAAACTGGTAATACAGGTAAATACTTAACAACAGACGGTACAGACGCTTCATGGGCTGTAGTAAACGTAACCCCTGCTCTAAACGATATTTCAGACGTAACCATCACTTCGGTATCAACTGGAGAAGTTTTAGCCTACAATGGCTCTGCATGGGTAAATACAACGTCAAGTAGCAATAGTACATCAAAAGGTTTGTATGAACACAGTAATACAATAGATGCTAACTATACAATTGCTACTGGAAATAATGCTATGTCTACAGGTCCTATTACAGTTGATAGTGGCGTAACAGTAACCGTTCCTAGTGGCTCACGCTGGGTAGTATTGTAAAGGATAAATATGGCAATAACATTAAATGGCAGCACTGGGATAACGACACCTACCTATGGTGGTAGCGTACCTGCCGAATACATTACTCCAGTAACAGGCTTTAAGAATCGTATCATTAACGGTGACATGCTGTTTGACCAGCGTAATGCTGGGGCTAGTGTTACTCCAAGTTCATCTTACACATTGGATAGATGGCGTGTATTTACAAGTCAAGCTAGCAAATTAACTGTTCAGCAAAATGCTGGCTCTGTAACACCACCTGCTGGTTTTACAAATTATTTAGGCATAACTTCAAGTTCTGCTTATGCAGTAGGAACATCAGATTACTTCTTTTTAAATCAAAATATAGAAGGATTTAATACTGCAGATTTTGATTGGGGAACTGCTAATGCTCAAACTGTAACTTTATCATTTCAAGTTAGAAGTTCTTTAACAGGAACTTTTGGTGGTTCTATTGAAAATGCAGCAAGCACAAGAGTTTATCCTTTTAGCTATTCAATTCCTGTAGCAAATACTTGGACTACAATTTCAATTACTATTGCTGGTGATACATCAGGAACTTGGGTTGGCGCAACTAATGGTACAGGATTACAACTTGCATTGTCATTAGGAACAGGAACTACTTTTAGTGGAACTGCTGGCTCTTGGCAATCAGCAGATTATCGTTCTGTAACAGGAGCTACATCAGTAGTCGGAACTAACGGTGCTACCTTCTACATCACAGGGGTGCAACTAGAAAAAGGCTCTACAGCTACATCATTTGACTATAGACCTTATGGTACAGAGTTGGCTTTGTGTCAGAGGTATTATCAAGAGTTAATATGGACTTCAAGGACTTATGCGGTAAATGGCTCCTTATATGCTAGTTATTCTACATTTCTTGTATCTATGCGAACAACTCCAACAGCAACTACTTTATCTACGGATGCAATAAATTTAGTATTTGCTTCGGGATTCGTACCTTTAACTACAAATAGTGCGCGTTCAATATTTACTGCAAGTGGAACAGGCGATGCGTATGTATGGCAACGAAAAGAAGCACTTTCAGCGGAGCTATAAAATGTATAAAGAAATTAAATCAACAATTCCTGAGATACCAGAAAACTGTGTAATCCGTCTTTCAGACAATGCAGTTATACCATTTGACCCAGCTAACACAGATTACCAAGAGTTCGTACAGTGGTGCGAACAGGGCAACACACCAGAACCAGCAGACGAGGTAACACCATGAGTTCAAAGATAAACGCAATATCAACTGGAGTTGGCGGGCTTGCTACAAGTGCTGACGCTAGTGGGATATTAGAGATACAAACAAATGACACAACAGCTATTACGGTTGATGGCAGTCAGGTAGTCAGCTTTGATAATAACTTTGGAACTGTTGCTGGATTGCCATCATTTCAATGTCGTGCTTGGGTAAACTTTAACGGTACAGGTACAGTAGCTATTCGTGGTAGTGGTAATGTGACAAGTATTACTGATAACGGTACAGGAAATTATACGGTTAACTTTGCCACGGCGATGCCAGATGCAAATTATTCCATTGCAGGAAGTGCGTTAGGTGATATTCCACAGTTAATCATGTCGCCTTACATAACAGTCTCTACTACTCAATGCCGAGTCATTATTAGCAACACTACTCAGGTTGCGGACAATGCAATGGTAAGTGTCTCCGTCTTCAGCAACTAATTTTTTAAGGAGTCTAACATGGACAACAAACGTGTGATTTACAAAACTGATGACAATGGGGTCGCTGTCATCGTTCCTGCACCCGGCGCTACACAAGAGCAGGTGCTAAAGGCTGTACCAGCAGGTAAGCCCTACAAGATTGTAGATGTCGCAGATATTCCTGAAGACAGAACATTCCGTAACGCATGGGAATATATTAATGCTTGATAGATTTTTGAGCAAAACAATACCAGAGCCAAATTCTGGTTGCCTATTATGGACTGCTCATGTTAGCAGAGATGGATATGGAAGATTTGGAATTGGTAGAGTTCCACATGAAGCTCATAGAGTATCCTACAAATTATTTAAAGGTGAAATACCAAAAGGATTGTGTGTAGACCATATATGCAAAGTTAGAAGTTGTGTTAATCCAAACCATTTAAGATTACTTACAAGAGAAGATAATTCAAGATTGCAAGATAATTTTAATGCAAAGAAAACGCACTGCAAATGTGGCAATGAATATACATTAAGAAACAACAAGCGAATTTGCAAGCCATGCCAAGCATCGGCTTCTAAAAAATATAGGGAGAAATTATAATGATTACTATCAACTTAGACAAAGCTAAGAAGATTACACATGAAGCTCGTAGAGCTAAACGTGCTGAAGAGTTTGCCCCATTAGATGTGAAGGCTACTATTCCTAGTGAAGCCACTGCTGCTGAAGAAGCACGTCAGGCTGTCCGTGATAAGTATGCTGCCATTCAATCTAACATTGACAACGCACAAGGTGTTGATGAGCTTAAATTTGTATTGGAGAACATGTAATGGCTGACATCGTTCTAGCAGGAAATACAAGTGGAAGTGTAACAATTGCTGCACCTGATGTGGCTGGAACGACTACATTAACTTTACCAGCTTCTAGTGGAACTGTGCTTGATGATGCTAGTGTTGGTGTTTGTAGGGCTTGGGTGAATTTCAATGGAACTGGGACAGTTGCTATCATGGCTGCATTTAATGTTAGCTCTATTACAGATAACGGTACTGGTTTTTACACAGTAAACATTGCTACTGCATTGGCAGATTCTAATTATTCAGTTGTAGGTACTAGCAATCAAGGTGGAGCGATATATATAGTGCGTACTGCAATAGCAACAAAAACAACAACGGCTTGCGATTTATCGCACAACTCTACTACAGCTGCCGTAGACGGTATTATATCTGTAGCCATTTTCAGATAAGGACAATTATGGAATTCCAAGACATTGTAAACGTAATCATAGGCACTGTCCTTTCAGTTTTAGGTTGGTTTGCTAGGCAACTGTGGGATGCTGTGCAAGACTTAAAGAAAGACATGAAGCAATTAGAAATAGACTTACCGAGCCATTATGTACGTAAAGAAGACTTAGAGGCTCGTTTTGATAAACTAGAAACTATGCTTAATCGTATTTATGATAAGCTAGAGAATAAAGTAGATAAAGTATGAAACTATCAGACCACTTTACGTTAGATGAAATGATAAGGTCAGATACAGCAGTACGTAAAAATATCGATAATACACCTACAGATGAAATTATGAGTAACTTAAAAGTTACTGCTGAGGGTATGGAAAAAGTTAGGGAAATCCTACAAGTACCTATTACAGTTACAAGTGGTTACCGAAGTCCAAAGCTCAATAAGTATATTGGAGGCTCAAAGACCTCAGCTCATATGCTGGGTTATGCCTGTGATTTTATAGCTCCTCGCTTTGGTAACCCTTTGTCTATTGTAACAAAATTAAAAGCAGTAGGTGTTAGTGTTGACCAATGTATTATGGAAGGTAACTGGGTGCATATTTCTTTTGACCCTCGTATGAGACAAAAGTATATGACAGCTACATTTACAAATGGTATTGCAACGTATTCAGACTTTAAATAAATAGGAGAAATATATGTTAGATTTTATTTTAAATCGTGGTAGAGAAGCATCTACTTGGAGAGGCATCTTAGCCCTAATAACAGCTGCTGGTGTAGCAATCTCACCTGAGCAAACAGAAGCTATTGTAGCTTTAGGCTTAGCTGCTATTGGTGCTCTTGGTGTCTTTACAAAAGATGCTTAAGCTTGTAGCTATACTCGATAAATTACTTTGGGCTATTCAGTCTTGGGTGATTTATCGAGACCACAAAAAATTACAGGAAGAACGCAATGAACTTGAAAGTGCTCCTGCTGATTGGTTTAGTAATCACTTTAGTGGGCTGTCAGACGACAACAACAATGAAACCAACAAAACCGACTCTTAATGTTATAGAAAGAGACGATGGTGGTATATGCTTAACGCATGAAGACACAGTAAAACTAGGTAATTATATACTTAACCTTGAATCTTATAAAACAAAATAGGAGTAATTATGCCAGCACCAATGACTGCGCCAATTGCAGCTGGAGTAGTAACAGGGGGTCTTTCTATTTTAGGAGGTATCCTCGGTAATCAAGCTATTGCTAAACAAGCTAAAGCTCAATACACAGCTAACCAAATGTTTATCGAAAGAGATAGACGAGTAAGTAATCAACAAACACAATATTTAGGTAGAGATGTAAATACAGAACTTGGTATGTTATTAACCAATTTAGGTATTCAAGCAGCTCAAGCCCAAGGACAAGTTACAACAACACAAGCTGAACGAAATGTATATGGTAATTCAGCAAGAAGACAACAAATCGCAGTTGACATGCAAAAAGCATTAGCAGCTGATAGTCTAGCTCAAGCAGCAGACGCTAAGATGACAGATGTACAAACACAATTTTCAAACATTGCCTATCAAGCAGAAGCTAAGAATATTCAAAATGCTCAAGCTTACAACCAAGCAATGTCACAACAACAATCAACCTTTGATATTTTAAGCGGAGCAGCTATGTCAGGATTCTCAGCTTACTCTACAGGCTTAGGTATTGAAAGTGCTACTAATACTATTGCAATGCAAAAAGTTGCCTTAGATAAAACAACAGCAGAAACAGCAAGCTTACTTGGGTCTACTAATCGTAATACATTTGGTACAACTAATTATTGGAAAGGGGTATAAATAGAATGGCAGATTTATTTAACTACACACGTTCGCAATCTATGGTAACACCTCAGTCCCCTTTTGTACAAGCTACACCTGCTAAATCTTCTTTTAGTAATATTTCTAAACTAGTTGAGTTTGCTCAAAAAGCACAGCTCGCTACTTTATCACAGCAATCAACTGATTTAACAGCTCAGCAAAAAGCTGCTAATATTGAGAATGAAGCAGCTCTTGTAGATTCTTATTTAGTAAATGATAGTAAACAAGCAGTTATGTATCAGGACTATGTAGCATCATATAGAGATGCTGGAGCAGATTTAACCAAAAAACAAGCAGTAACAAATTCTTATTTGACTGAATCAGAAGACCATTATTCATCTTTACCTTCTGTTGTACAAGCTAAGCTTATTACTGCTAAACAAGCAATGAACGCTAATGCTAATAATCAATTTTTAAAAGATGAATTAGTATTTAAACAAGAAGATTTTTCAAATCAAGTATCATTAACAGTTCCTACTATACAGTTTCAAGATGCTGAAACTCAAAATGAAACATATAAGCAATTACAAGCAAAGGCAGAAGCTTTAAATATTTCAAAAAATGACTTTGGTAATTTTTATACAACAAGTAGAATTAATTTTGCTTTAGACCAATTAAATGGTGATGATTTATCTTTAGATGCTAATAAAGCATACGTTGAGATGGCTAAATTAACTGAGTTACATGGCACATTAAAATCAATTAGCCCTTTTAGTACAGATGTATTAAGTAAATTTAAAGATAAAATACAATCTTTAAAAAATGCTGTTGATAGTGGAGTAGAAAGTACAATTAAAGACTCAATCAATAATTTACAAAAAGACCGTTTTGACGAATATGTAGCACTAGGCGTAGCAAACAAAGCTATAAATAAAGAACAAGCAACTAGTTATGCTATTGATTATGGGCAACAAGAAGCCAGTAGTGGTGTTGTAAACCAAAGAACTGCACTAGAAATTTATAATGCAACAGGAGGAGTTCCTTTTGTTGATAGTAACCTTGGTGTAGACCCTAAAGTTCAAACTATTCTTAAACAAAAAGTTACTGATAGTATTGTTTCTAATTTATATAGTCCAAACCCTAATCTTGTTTCATTAAAAGCACAGGCTACAACTAATCCTGAATTATACAAAAAAGAATGGTCAAGTGCCTTTAATAATTCAATGGTAAAACTAGTAGCTTTAGCAAGTGATGCTAAAACTAATCCTGACGTGTTAAAACAAGCTATTATTGATATGGAAACAAAAACAAATGCTGCGTTTGGTAATATGTCAAAAGATGATAGAATAAAAATGTTTATGGTTAAGGGTACAATTTT